AAACTTGGTAGCGTAATGCTTGACGAACCATGTCATCTCCTTAAATCAATAAAGGGGGAGCCCCTAAAGGCATCCCCCTCCATTGTAGCTTACTAGCCCCAGTTAGTTGGAAGAGCAAACGCGGCCACGCGGGTCGTGTTGTTTCCAGCTGAAGTACCTGCGATTAGCTGAGTGCTCGACTCGAATCTTCCCGATTCAAGCGTCACGTACCTCACGTCACTTGCAGCCATAGTGATAGCCATGTTGCCCTGACCCTCTAGCTGCGCTGGTGGTCTATCACCAGCCGTGATTGTAACGTTATCCGCAGCACCGGTAGAGTCGAAAATTCCCAGCACGATTGGACCGCCTACGCCGGTCGTGTCCACTGAAAATCCCTGAGCACCAGTGACTACAAGATCCCAACCTGCGGCTGGCAAATCGCCCGTCACAGTGTTGAGGACCATTGATGTAACTGTTATTGGTGTAACTGCCATTTATCTACCCCTTTCTATTGTGGTATACAGTCGGCGTTAGCCAACACGTATGGTCGCGTTATTTTATATCCAAACAAATGCAAACCCTTAACACCATCAGAGAACGAATCCTCTCGTCGGTACGCTTCAACGGTGCTTATTTGCTCTGCAAAAGTAACGCCGTCCGAGTGACCAGCGATAACGTAATTTCGACCTGCACCAGCAGAAGGAAGGTTGTTAGAAACAACAATTCTCATACCAGCAGCAGAGCCAATGATTCCGTTCTCAAGGTCTTCACGGTTTGCGGCAGTACCATATGCAACGAAGTTTGCGTTTTTCTGTAACCATCCGTGATAAAACGGAGGGATTACCACCCAACGGCCCTTACGGGGTGCATTGGCAACGTCTAATTTTACCGATAAATCAACAAGGTTTTCATACGCATCAACGTTTGCACCGTCACCAATAATCATGGCTCCTAGCGCATTACCTGTGTCAGCTTGCGATTGCATAGCAGACAATACCGAAGTATCGGCCTCGTCTCCAAGACCCCAAGCAGCGTCACGCATTGCTGCATCCATCAACGCACCGTCATCTTTTACTTGACGGGCATCAATGTCATCTACTTGGAATGCAAAGTAATTTGATGTATCTATCGTGAGCACCTGCTGAGAATCGTCAAGAGTCTCAGGTGCAATTACCGTACTGTTTTTGTCATAGCTGCCGATTGTTATTCGACCGATTGACGTAATTCTGACAGTATCTCCCGATTGAGAGATATCTCCTTCATAATTCCGATTACATAGGTTCACTGCTACGTGAGCATTGTCAAGATTCTCTAGTAGCGTTGCGGCCCATAAACTCGGAATAAATCGTTCTACAGTCATGATTTCTCCTAGCTAATAATTAGCCACCTCGGAGAGCTTTATTCCTCACTTCTTTCGGAATCTTCATAATCTCTTGTGGTGACATGTTTTTCATTTTTTCAATGGTCAACACTTGAGAACTAGATGATGCTCGCGCTGGTGTAGAACCAGCGGCTTGCTTGCTTTGTGCGATTTGATTGGGGGGATTTCCATTAGCCATAGTGTCTATATACTCCTTAGCGGATGTTATCGCTTCCTCTAACGTTTTGTTAGGAGCGTTCCAAATAGGAAGATTATGGACATCTTCAGCTGAAATACCCCGCGCTTCGGCATAACCGTACACACGATCTGATGCAGTTCGCGCTCGCGTTTCTGTTTCATCTAATTGTTCATTTGTTACTTGACCTGCCACAGAGTCGGGTGAGGCCCCATTCAATTCCTGACGCATCTCGCTTTTAGCTTGCGAAAGCATACTGTTATATGCAGTAGATTGTTGTTGTTGGGCTACGATTTCTCGGCCCTCCTCTGACATGACGTCAGACAACCCTACTTCCATAAGAGTACGGATTCCGTTCACGTTTTCAACGGTTGTTTCAAGGTCTTGTTTGGTGGCAAACTGTTCGATTTTGTTATTAAGCCTATCTAAAGAGCTGGTTGCGCGATTCGTGACATGTTTACTGTCAGTGAAATTCTTCTCCAGCTGGTCTATTCGCTCTTGTAACGCAGTGATCAGTGTGGATGGGTCTGTGGAATCGGGAGCTACGTATTCAGTTTCGCTGGGAGCCGTCGCGTAGGTATCCTCAGCTGGTTCTGCGTTCGTAATCCACTCATTCGTTTGAGCATCTACTTCTTGTGTCATTGTTCCTCCTTAGAACATCT